TACGCTTTTGCGTATTAGATAACTCGGATCCCAAATCACCCGACTACTTTTACATTCCACTGATATTTTTAGAAAGTTTTAATTCACCAGCTTTGGTGCTACGCATAGGTGAGCACACAGTTAAAATGCCAGTGGATTGGCAGTTGTTGATTGGTGAAAATGATCTTGGCGACTTAGAAGTGGTGCCACTTACATCAATCAATGATCGCGGCTTTTCAGCCTTTTGTTTTAATCCACTTAAAAGCTACAGACCAGAATTTCACTCAGTGGAAATCATTGACATCTATCAAGATGTCAAATGGTATTTCCCTAAACTCAAGCCTGGACAACTGTTGGCAGTGCCCATTGACAGTGACAGCGATGCACCTTTGTGTGCTTACTTTGTCAAAGACATCAGTCGTGTCAGTGAAGTCATTGACTTTGGGAGAGCCTGGTAATGTCTGACAAGCTCAGTATACAAAATGAAATGCGAGCCTTTGACAGCAAGAATCGTGAATTCTATGACAGCTTGACTGACGAGGAACGCAAGAAGTTCAGTACCTTTCTAATGATGAAATATGGTGGTAACGTAGAAGGTCATCCAGATTTGCAGGCTTGGTATCTTAGAGCACATAATGAACGTGTAAATTTGAACTTTTTCGACATCGGACGTCATCCTAAGCTACAGTGGTTGCTGTGTACCACTGTTAGTCCCAGCATGGGTTCACAACGTCACTACTGGCTTGGTGCCAAGAAGAAAACCTCAAATGCAGCTCTAAGACGTTTTATTGAACAGGAAAACCCCGGCATACGTGATGATGAACTAGACTTGTTGATCAGTGTACTAACACCAGAGCAGATAAAACAATATGCAAGAGACCTTGGTTGGGATGACAGAAAAATCAAAAGCGACTTATCAGTGTAAGTATTGTCAGCGTGAGTTCAAACGTGAAAGCACACTGACAGCACATTCATGTGAACCCAAGCGCCGATTTCAACAAGAGCATGAAATTGGAGTACGTTGGGGTTTACAAGCATATCTATTGTTTTATGCAACCACACAAACAGGAAGGACTAGAACCTATGCGGACTTTGTGGACAGCCCTTATTACACTGCTTTCGTGCGTTTTGGTAGGCATTGTCACAGCATTCATTGTGTTAACTTTGCCAATTATACCTCTTGGCTTTTGAAAAACAATAAAAAGATTGACCAATGGTGCTCGGAAAAACTCTACTCAGAATGGTTGTTTGATTATCTACGCAGAGAATCAGTTAAGGATGCCTTAGAGCGCAGTGTACAAACTATGATGGATTATGCACATGAATATCCTGAGTATCGCAACGGTTATCAAGACTATTTCAGACTGGTCAATGAAAACCGTGTGTGCTATCACATTGTAACTGGCAGAGTCAGCATGTGGGCAGTGTATAATTGTGTATCTGGTCAAGAATTTCTAGAAAGACTCAATCAGCATCAACTGGCCACAATCATGCACCTAGTTGATCCAGACTTTTGGCAATCACGTTTTCGTGATTTTCCTGAAGATGCGGAGTTTTGCAAAACAGTGTTAAAGGTGGCTGGCCTATGAAATTTACCAGTGACGTAGACATTGATTTCGCAGATAGAACTCATGTACTCAAGCATGTACGTGCGGTGCCAGCTACCATCATCAACAACGGTGTCAGTCAAGCACATAATACTGGTGTTTATGTAACCAGTATACCGCAAGATCCTGTGACTGGCCGCGCAGCCTTAGACTATCGTGTTGCTGAACAGCGTGGCTATATCAAGTTGGACTTGCTAAATGTGCATGTTTACAGCCAGGTGCGTGATCCTGCTCACTTAGATCAACTCATAGCCCAACAACCACCATGGTCCAGACTGCAAGAACGTGAGTTCTGTGAGCAGTTAATTCACATTGGTAATCATTACGATACCTTACAACGCATGCCAGAACCTGTTGATACCATTGCAAGATTGGCCATGTTTCTAGCAGTGATCAGGCCTGCCAAGCGACATCTTATTGGTAAGACCTGGCGTGAAGTAGCTGCGTCTGTTTGGGATCGTGCAGATAACGATGGTTATGCTTTTAAGAAGGCTCATGGTATAGCTTATTCGCACCTTGTGGTAGTGCATATGAATCTACTGAATCTTTCTAACCAGAGTAATTGATCTGCGTTTGCTGCGTTTAGCAGCCATTTCCTTAAGGTTAATATGCGGGCCCATGCGTATGTTAACGTCTTTGCTGTTCATAGTTTTAACACAAAACTTGAACTCAGCCCAATCTGATTTAAGAAAAACATTAATAGGAATCATGCGATTTGATTCCCACCACCACTGTTCTCCAAAATCTAGAAACTTGCGTTTCTGATCACTGTCGCGCAGACTTCCAAAATCGTACATAGTAGTGATTTGTTCGTCGGAATTTTGTATGATTCCTATGTATTCGTTGCCACCATATACTAGATAGGTCAGGAACGGGTATTGACTCAATAACAGCTTTATTTCTTCCACTTTGTCTATAAATAGTAAAATAATGACAACAATCCAAACATATTTATATCCGAATATCGTGGAGGTTCAATTTTGGGACCCTGCTATTTTTACTACAAGGAATCGTGTTGTGTACGCTAAACCAGTGACCATATATCAGGGAGTGGACAATCCTATTCAAGTCCTTATCAAGAATCAAGATCAGAAACCGGTCAATCTCACTGGTTACAGCATGCAAGCAGACATACAGGATCCGGCTAATCAGCTTACTGTGCAAAGTTTTGCAGTGACTCTAAGCAATGTCAGCCTTGGTAGAGCCTCTTTTACCATTAGCAAAGCCATAGTTGATAACTTGGATCAAAGGATATATAAATTAACTTTCCGCACAATTAATGTTGACACAGATCAAGAAACTCCAATGTACATCGATGATAACTTTGGAGTACCATTGGATCTACACGTTCGCCCGGCATATTATTCAGATACTACGCCTAGCACTGAGGAAAGTATTACCATTGACGGTGGGACACTATAATGGCTACTATATCTAATGTTGTAATTAAACAATACTTACTAAAACGTGGTAATGCTGCGGTAAGCAGTACTTATACCGGGCCATTGGGCGAAATTACACTTGATACTACTTGGCGAACACTACGCATACATGATGGTATTACACCCGGTGGTAATCTTATCATGGCAGGAGCCACTGGTGCCACAGGCCCAGCTGGTGCCACCGGCTTACAAGGTAACATAGGCCCAATTGGTGCCACTGGTAACATTGGTCCAGCTGGTGATCCGGGCGGTGCTACTGGTGCTACTGGATTAACAGGTAACATAGGTGCCACTGGTCCAGCTGGTGATCCTGGAGGTGCTACTGGAGCCACCGGTGTAACAGGCAACATAGGACCAATTGGTGCTACTGGACTAACAGGTAACATAGGTGCCACTGGTGCCAGTGGTGTAGATATTATCACTGCCAACATTGTGCTGGGCAATTTGATATTGACCAGAACTGACAATGTCAGTATCAATGCTGGTACAGTAATAGGTGCTACTGGTTTGACTGGTAATACTGGAGCTACAGGACCTACTGGATTAGGATTCAGTATCGCTAAAACATATGTAAACGTAGCTACTCTTACAGCTGACGTTGCTCCGGCTAATATTGCAGCCGGACAGTTTGCTATAATTGATAATGGAAATTATGCTTCTGACCCTGAAAACAGCAGACTATATTTGTGGAATGGTACTAGTTATCAATACGTTTCGGATCTCAGTGGTGCACAAGGTATAGTAGGACCACAGGGTATAGAAGGGGCCACTGGCGCTTCTGGACTAGTAGGGGCCACCGGTGACATCGGGGCTACAGGAGCTACCGGCTTAACAGGATCAACCGGTTTAACCGGAGCCACTGGCATACAAGGTAACATCGGTCCAGGCGGTCCTGTTGGAGCTACTGGCAGCACTGGACCAATTGGTATACAAGGATCACCAGGTTTACCCGGAGCCACTGGTGCTAGTGGTCCAGCTGGATTACAAGGATTAACAGGAGCCACTGGAGCACAAGGACAGCAAGGGATAACTGGAGCCACCGGCGCTACTGGAGAGCGTGGTGCCACTGGTATACAAGGACCACAAGGGTTACCTGGTGCCACTGGAGCTGGTTCAACAGGAGCCACTGGACCGGTTGGTCCTGCGGGAACTCCAGGTGGTGCTACAGGAGCCACTGGCAACCCCGGGTCGCCAGGTGTTCAAGGAGCAACTGGAACCACTGGAGCCACTGGTGTTGGAATAAGTTCTGCTAGAATTAATGCCACTGGTAATCTTCTTATCACACGCAGCGACGGTATCTTAGTAGATGCTGGATACACCATTGGAGCCACTGGCCTAACAGGTGCCACTGGGATCACTGGCAATGTAGGTGCAACTGGGCCCACAGACAGAATTGACATAGTTGATACCAATGGCTTAACTACTACCTATTACCCAGTGTTTGTAGAAAACAGAAC